GATCAAATGTCGAAGACATGGTTCTCCACCTCCGCCGGTACCCTTCCTTGCAGGCTGGCAAGGATTGTTCGACTGGAGTCGGTCGAGGCGTACCTCTCGGCTCTGGAACGCCTCGCGAGGCGGGCCAGACGCCGGAGTGCGTACCGGTTATTTGCAACATCCCGGGACTTAAGGATGTGAAGGGCCGTCCTTTTGTCCCGGGCTTTCAGCGTTGAAGAAATCACCATCGCACGTGCCGTCTCGATGGACAGCTCGTCATTCTTGTGGTCAAGGTGACGTTTCCGTCGGGTGTGCTCTGTGCGTCCGGACTCCTCCCTCACTTGCTCGAAGCAGGTCCAGTTACCTCGCACTTTTCGCGTTGCGAAGACGTGTCTCTGTACTCGGATGATAGCCTGCGCCTTCATCCTCAGTTCAGAAAGAGGTACCTGGCCTTGCGTAGAGCCTTGAGGTATCAGCTTGGGCGGGAGGGATTCCCGTCCGGAAAGGGAGACACACCCTTTGCTAATGCCCAGGATGCTTGTCCTGAGCTTGGGTGTGCCCACTCCTTTTCCACCAAGCCAGAGGGGTCCAGAGGGTGCACTGCGTGGAAGGAGGTCAACGAAAGTTGAACGGGCAAGGGGACTTTTACGAGAAGAGAGTCCTTGCGCCACTGCCAGGGGTTCATTGGTTAGTCGAGCTCTCAGTTTGGCCGCGCTATCTTGAGCTAGATGGCCTACGTCCTTACTGGTCGCGAATCCTCCCTCACCGGAGGCTGAGACGAGCCTTTCGCAAAAGACGCCTCTTCGATCTCGGAATGATTTGGTCAGGTTGGCTACCAAGCCACACGCTTCCAGGTTCTTCTCGTATCTGGTGCACTGTGCAGGGGTCCAGTACCCCACCAGATCATCTCCGCAGATCGCATAGGATTCTTTTCGAACCCCAGCCTTCCACGCGCAGAATCCGTTGACAAGTGACAGCACCACCCATGTGACACCAAGTCCCATATGGATCCCTCGGGTCGTGTACCTGTAGGGTCCTGGTTCCTCAGAGCTTTTGTAAGTTGCAGCACGGTGCAACTTATGCGGGCCGAGGATGTGGGCTAAGGCCTCTTTGTCGCCAGGTAGACCTATATGCTGAGCCAGCTTGCGGCCCACGACCTCCGCAACTGCGTGAGGCATATAGTCTGTGGCGGCTTTGAGATCAGCCGAGTAGACCACATGATCACCAGCCAGTAAACGGTGGTCAGCCTTGGACTTGAGGAGTCGGATGTCCCGGCCCCTTAGAATGTCACGGGTGGTGACGAGGCCTTTAAGGACCTTTAGATAGCGTCTGGTCATGTCTCTACCTGCTGTCACTTCAACAACGGGGTGTATCGATGCTACCCGTATCTTCCCACCTGCTTCTGGCAGTCCAATCAGGTGGGTAGATGGAGACTCGTCCTTCAACATTTCCCGCAACTCGGCGCGGGTCGGGAATTCTATGAGTGACCCCAGTGCCATTCGTAGACCCTTTGTTGAGTACTTGCCTCTCCGTGCTTTCTCCTCCACGTCCGCATAGTAGTCGGCTGCAGTGGAACTGGCCACTGCAACCTTCTCAGCGAACGTGGCTTCCTTATCTACCCGAAGATAGGTTTGAGCCAGTATCTCCAGAAGTGATAGCTCTGGTTTTATTGGTGGGAGACGCACATCGGGTGAGCCCCAGCGTATACAGTAACTTTGGTAGGCTGTGTGCAGCCCCGCGGCGCAGCCGCCTTGCTTGGAGCTTCGCTCTAGGCAGGCCTTGTCGCTTGGGAGGCACACGCCTTCTATATACGCTTGGGCCCGTTCCTCCGGGGATCGATACGCTGACCGATTCTTCAGTACCTTATCGAGGTATTCGCTCAATTCCAGTAGGACATCTGGATGAATGTCTACCTCGGTGAAGAATCTGTCCTCTGTTTCTTTAACGCTTGAACTCACTTGCTCTTTGGTGACCACCCAACAGACGGCCCGGTTGAGAGTACTAGCCAGGAAGTATTTCTCGGCCAGGCGGTTGTTCTCTTGCCGAAGGGCAAGAGACCGAGTCTGATGGCACCACGCCTTCAAGGCACTAGGGCCGTGGTGGAGAAGGGCCCACAGGAAACTGGCTAGACTCCGTAGCCTTTCCTGTGCCTTTGGTCTCTTCCAGTTGCTCTGTCTGGTCACACCATTCACCAATTGGAAAGCCCATATGATCGCCTGCCAGTGGCGGACGATCACTCTCGCTCGGTCACCTAAGCAAGTGTTGTTATGTTGCAAATTATGAAGAGAAAGTAACTTCGTTACCACCCTCTTCAGAGGAAGGAGGGCAAGTGAACGAGATCTGCCTCTGGCAGATCTGTCCTTGCCGTTGAGAAGTTTGGAGACGTACTTCCAAGAGTCCAATCCCAGTCGCTTTGCGACAGGACTCTTAGTCGTCCTCTTCGGCTTCGTACTTCCTCTCGGGTTAACTAGGACGCCTCGA